CAGCAACAAGCGCAGACACAGCAAGGCCTTACCAACGCGTACCAAGACTTCCTCAACCAGCAGAACTACCCGTACAAGCAGCTGGGCTTTATGTCCGACATTATCCACGGCACACAGATGTCTGGTGGTGCGGGTTCGTCGGCTATGTATCAAGCACCGCCAAGTATGTTGTCACAGAGTGCTGGTCTGCTGGGCGGTCTGGGCAGTCTGGCTGGCGCATACATGAAGTCGTAAAGGAAAAATTATGATTAGCCCACAGGCATTGATGGCCGCAAGGCAGCTCCAAGGTGTGTCTCAAGAAGAGCTGCTCCCTGCTATCGGCGGCATACTAGAGCAGAACCCCAAAATGCCGTTGATGCAGTTAATTGCTGCACATAAGATGTTGACCCAACAACAACAGCAGCAGCAGGCTATGCAGGCCATGCAGATGGCTCAGCAGGGGGGCGGTGTCGCTCCTCAGCAACCGACTACCGTTGCCCAAGATACCAAGCAAGGTCTGGCACAGCTGGCGGCGCAGGATCAGCAGCCGATGATGCAGCAACAGCAGCAAGCTGCACCACAACAACCGATGTCGCAAGAACCGATGTCGCAAGAACCCACGATGCAGGCTGCTCACGGCGGTTTGATGGGCTTGCCTGTGCATAACTTCCGTCCTGAACACTACGCTCACGGCGGGATTGTTGCTTTTGGTGATCCGGAACGGAACCCGAATGAAGCGCAGGTAGTAAGAGAAGAAAGAACTTCGCCATTTATAGAAGGGCTTAACAGTTTGTTTGGTTTGGTTGGTACAGGTAAAGAACGACGTGACGCATACAAAGAACAGCAAGAAAAATACAAACGTGACCTTGAATTAAACAGATTGCGCCCGGGTTCGTTTGAATCGTTAACGCCTATCGAAAGAGCCAGCAGACGAGCTGAGTACGAACAAGCTGCTGCGTCGCCTAACGCCCGTATTACTCCTACCCCCGTTCCTGCTCCTGCATCTCCTGCCACCGCACCTGCAGAAGTGCCATCCGGACTAATAACTGAGCCGCCGGGTACGTCGCAGGGTCTTGGCTCTACACCTGAAGGTCGTGCGAGTACTGACCAAATGCGTCCTGCTGCTGCCGCTCCTGTAGCAGCTACATCCACCCCGGCGATAGATGCGGCAATGGCGCAAAGCGCAGCAACTAGGGAACGGTTGGCGGCTACTCTTGATGTGCCAAAAGAAGCACCACTATCAAGAGACCAAGCTCAAACTCGTGCAGAGAAAGAAAACGCGGATGCATTAAAAGCAGCTGGTGCAAAGTCGTACAAAGACCGCATAGACGAATTTAAAGGGCTGGCAACTCAAGCGCGGGAAGATCGGAACACGGATCGTTGGCTGGCTGTTGCGCAAGGCTTTTTTGCAATGGGTGCGGGCAAGTCCCGTTATGCCATGCAAAATATGGCCGAAGGTTTGGGTATTGGCGTAGGCCAGCTTAAAGAAGCGGAAAAGGAACACCGCAAAGGTGAGCAAGCTCGTCGAGACCGTATTAATTTGCTTGAAGAAGCGCATCGCCAAGAAACGCTGGGTAATGTAAAAGCCGGACGCGAACTGTACGAAAAAGCGGTGGGGCGTGAAGAAGACCGGCGTAAGAGTGATCTTACCGTGCTTGGTCATTTGGCAAGTAACGATCAAACTATGGTAGGTCGATTGGTGGCTTCGCACGACGCTTTGAAAACTCGCGAATTAATAGCGGCGGGAACCCAAGCAGAAGCAAGAAGCCGAAATGAAGCGACTGCGGCCTTTAGGGAAGGTACGCTGGAGGAAAAAAGATATAGACGTGAACAAGAGGATGCTAGACATCGTAGAGCTCTGTATGCAAGAGCTACTGAAAAACACCCCGGTTACAAAGCCCTTCAAGATTTGTCGCAAGGTATTGCTGACATGCAGAGCAGACCCGACCTAACCATAGATCAGCAAAAAAATCTGCAAGCAAAAATTACCCAGCACAACGCCTTACAAGCAGCAATCCATACTGCTGCTGACGCTGCTGCGCAACGAGAATTTGGTGCTGGAGGTGGTGAGTATTCAAATTTTAGACAGGGTCAGTAATGCCAACTTACAGCGTAGACGGACCAGACGGCAAAACCTACAGCATAGACGGGCCAGAAGGAGCTACGCAGGAGCAAGTGGTTGCCCAGATAAGAGCACGTCTTTCGCAAAACAACGCACCTGCACCTATTCCTGACCTACCTCCAATCGACTACCGCGAAGCTGGGTTAGGTTCGCAACTTAAACGGGGTTTTGGCAGGGCGTTAGAAGGTACGAAGAGCACCATTACCGATCTGATTCCGGCGATGGTGGGTTCTGCTGTCGGCGCAAAAGATTATGCTGCTGAACAACTTGCTGAAGCCAAGGCCAAACAGGAAGCGGCGGAAGCACGTTACCCCACAGCGTACAAGTCCTACAAAGACATCCGTGGTGCAGGTGACATTGCCGGTTACGTAGCCGAGACAATTGGTGAACTAGGTCCAGACCTGCTGTCGTTGCTAACCGGTACAGGTGTTGCCAGCGTAGCGGGTAAGCGTCTTGCCATCGGGCAAGCTGAACGACTGATTGCTGAACAAGCTGCCGAGACCATTGCTAAACGAGGTCTGACCGGCGAGGCGGCACAAGCCTACACCACAGCACTGCAAGCCCGTACCAGACCGTTGATTGAGCAGGCTGCGGGTAAAGGCAGCAGACTGGGTACGGAGATTGGCCTTCCGGCCTCGTCTTACGCTGTCAATGCACCGGATACGTTTGAGAGCATCTACGAAAAAACAGGTGAGCAGTCCCCCGGTATTGCTGCTGCGATGGGTGTGCCGATTGCTATGCTCGACACGTTCTTGCCCGGACGGATATTGAACAAGCTGGGTAACGGCGGCAAAGCAACTCTTGCCAGAGAAATCCTGAACGACAGCAAAGTACTGCCGGATACTTTTAAGTTAGCCGCTGGTAAAGAGTTTGGTAAAGTAGTAGCGGGTGAAGGTCTGACCGAGAGTGCACAAGAAGCACTGACGATTGCAGCCGAGATGATTGCCGGAGCCAAGGGCGACTTCTTCTCATCGGAAAACATAGACCGGCTCATCAACTCCGGATTGAAGGGTGCGATAGGCGGTGGCACGTTCGGTACGCCCGGTGCTATTGCCGAGGGTTTGCGGTCTAAAGCTGACCGTGCTGCCGCAGAAGAAGCAGCAGCTACTCCTGTTAACACACCTCAAGAAGCAATCAAGGCGCTAACTTATAACCCGTTTAACCCGGTAGTGTTTCCGGACGGATCGGTTGCCACAACGCCGGAACAAGTGCGGCAGTACGAAGAAGCGCAGTTTGCCAAACAGTACGCACCGCAAGCTGCACCGGAAGTTGTACCGGAGACCCCGGCATTCGCCCCCGAAGAACAAGCCGCCGAAGCGGCACGTCGTCAAACCGAAGCTGCCCCGCCTGTTACTTCTGCCGAAGAAGCTGCGCAAGCGTTTAAGGGTATCCGCCCCGAGACTGCGCCTTTGTTCCCGGAAGAGCCGGGGTTGTATGCTCCGCCTACCCCCGCTGCCGCACCCGCCCCGGTACTGACTAAGAAAGAACTGACGGCGCTTGGCATTCCAAAGAACGCCCCGGTGTTGAAGCGTCTAGATGGGCTGGACTTGTCCGTGCCTGAGAACCGTAACACCGCCATTCAACAGCTGTCGGCGTTTGCTGCCAACCCGATGGTCATACCAGAAGTAAAGGCACGGGTCACTGAGTTTGCACGAAGCTTACAAGAAGCACCGTCTGCCCAGCAGGGTGCGTTGCAGTTTGCCCCGCCTGCTCCGGAAGGTCCGGGGTTTACTCAGCCGCCTACCGCAGTAGGTGTGGCTATGAGCGATGCGCAACGCCGTCAGCAAGAAGAGGCAGCGTATACCGAGCGCCAAGCACAAGAAGAAGCTACCAAGCAGCAAGAGTTGGATCGAATTGCCAACCGTACTGCAGCACAACGTCAATTGCAAATCGCGGAGGAAGCCGACCGTGAAACCCAACGAGCAACCGAGCAAGGTGCAGCTGTCCCCGGAATTAGTGAGCCAAGCGCTATCGTGCCTGTATCACCAGCGCCAACCGCAGGGGGAGTTGCTGGCTTTGAATCTACAGCTGGAGCACTGGGAAGAACTGAGCAACCTGCTGTTAGCGTTGCTGCGGGAGCGCCGGGTGCAGTCGCTACATTAAAGCCAAAGCGCCCGATCAAAGGATTCGGCGCAAAGAAAGCTAAACCGAAAGCAGAGCCACAGGCCGAAGCTGCCCCGGAAGCCGAAGGCAAAGCTGCTCCGGAAGCCGCACCCCAAGTTGAGGCCGAACAGCCCCAAAAGAAAGCCGAGCCAAAGCGCAAGATCAAGAAGCCGGAACCCAAGGCCAAGGCCAAAGCGGAACCGAAGGCTAAGGTTGAACCCAAGGCCAAGGCTGAACCGAAAACTGCGTTTACGGTAGCAGACGAATTACGTGCTGCCGAGAAGGCACTTGCGGCTGAAGAACCCAAGAAACAGCGTGGCCGTCCGCGTAAAGAAGCCGTGTCAACGGAAGAGGAGTCGTTGCCTTCCGAAGAATTCATTGCTGATACCGTCAAAGCGTATGACAAAGTTGACGAGATTAACGAGCCGCGCTCAGTCAAAGCAGTAGAGCAGCTGCGCGACAGCAAGCCTACCGCCGGAAGTAAAGCTGCACTGGTTTACTTCAGCAAGAAACTGGGTGACTACCAGCTGCGGGTTATCGATTCGCTCAAGAACATTGCGTACGACATCGTAAACAACACGCCCATCTTCCACCGTGAGCGAGCAGCAAACGAAAAAGAAGCTGCCGGTTCGCTCAAGATGACAGGTATGCCGGTACTAGGTGAAAGTGCTGCCGAAGTTGCTTTCTTCCAAGGCATGAATGGTCAGACTGCAAAGCAAGCCGCAGTGTGGGTGGCGGATAACCTCGACGAGAAAGCTAACGAGACGCTGGCTAACCTGATCGCTGACTACACCGATGCCAAGATATACGCTGAAAGCGAACAGTTCCGTCGCATGATGTCACGCGGTACGGTTGGTCTTCCTGAAGACCGGCAAGATGTTACGGTCAAGCAGTACAAAAACGCCGAGGCTAAGTTACGAGGCGAAGAACTGCCGCATCCTGACGTTGATATAAGTGATTTTGAGCTTGGTGTCAGTCTTGCCATGCCACTGCATCCGGCGGTTATTACGGCGCTGGGCAACAACAACTTCACCCAAGCCATGCAGTTGATGGCACGGGATAAAGACCCGAGAACGGCGAAGCTGGCTACACGCCTGCTGGCTGCTGCGGTCAACCCGACAGTGCAGGTTGTTGAGAACCTGAAGAACGAAGCCGGTCAACCGGTTGCCGGTCTGTACGATCCGCGCACCAATACGATCAAGCTGGACTCCGTCCGTGGCATGACTGCCCACACCCTGCTCCATGAAACGGGACACTCGGCACTGTCACACGTGCTGGAGGATGCAGCTCACCCAGTCACCCGTCAGATGCAAACCCTGTTTAACGACGTGAAGGGTCTGCTGGATACCGCCTACGGTGCGACCAACCTGCAAGAATTTGCAGCTGAGGCACTGGGTAACCCGGAGTTCCGGGGCAAGCTGAACGGCATGAACATCAACGGTGGCAAGATCACCGCATGGCAGCGGTTTCAGAACATCGTCGGTAACTTCTTCCGCCGGTTGTTTGGTGTGGTTGGTAAGCCGCTGGATTCGGCACTGGACAAGGTAGACCAGCTGATCGATACGATCCTGTCGCCTGCTCCGGTTTCGCGTGACGCGGGTGCGCTATTCATGTCGTCGCTTGCCCCCAAACAAACCGTTCGGAATATGTTTGATTCCGCCATTAAGTTGACGGAAAAGCTGCCCGGGATGAACGCCGAACGTGCCGATGTACTGCACGAGTTTGTGGTGAACTCCTCGACCGACGCCGTACGGTCTGCGTTCCTTGGTTCGTTACCGCTCAACATACTGTCCGAAGTGGCTAGCAAGTACGTACCGGGTGCTGAGAAGATCGGCAAGCTGGTTAACGAACGCTCCGGATTGATACAAAAGCGCAGCGAAAAGATTGAGCCGTTGATCAATCGCGCCAACATTTGGACTAAAGCCAACCCGACCAAGGTGTCGCTGCTCAATGACGTGGTGTACTTCAGCACCACGCAAGGGGTAGACCCATCTAAAGATGAATCTGCGTATGCAGCTAAGTCGACGACGTCCAAAGCCGGTAAGGTAACACCGCCAACCGAAGAAGCAAAAGACAACGCACGTATCAAGATTGAGGCGTTGCGTAAGGTAAAGGCTGACTTTGCAAAGTTAGGGCCGGAGGGCCAGAAGTTGTACGTTTCGATGCGTGATGCGTACAAGGAAATGTACGACCAAATTGTGGCTACCCTTAGCAGCCGGGTAGATTCGGCGTTGAAAGATCAGGAAGACGCAGCCACAATCAAGAATGCAATCTTCCGTCGCTTGCTTGACAAAGGTAACCTTGACCCGTACTTCCCGTTGACCCGTCAAGGCAACTACTGGCTGTCATACACTGGCGTTCAAGAGGGACGGCCTGAATATTTTGTTGAAGCCTTCCAGACCGAACGTGCTCGGGAACGCAAGATTGCTGAGTTGAAGGCGCAGGGTATCGATGATGTTGAGAAGTACTCCAACCTCAATCAACTGCGCTACTCCCGTGTGCCGTCGACCTCTTTCATCAATGACGTGGTTAAGACGCTGGAGACAAACAAAGTCTCACAAGGTGCTACTGACGCTATCATAAAGCTGTTCTTGGATACGCTGCCTGAGACGGCGTTTGCCAAAGCATTTCAACCTCGTGAGAATCGGGCGGGTTTTGAGCGTGATGCTATTGGTGCGCTGGAACGCAAAACGTACAACACCAGCCGTCAACTTGCCAACATTGAGTACTCGGTCAAGCTTGAAGATGCGATGCGGGAGATGGACGAGTTCTCCAAGGGCATAGCTGCAGGTGTGGTAGGACCGGATGGTAAAAAAGCTGGGCAGGCTGACAACCGCATCATCAATGCGTACATTGCCGAGTACCGCGAGCGTATCAAGTTCATCAACAACCCGAGCATTTCCAAGTGGTCACAGTTTGCCACTTCGTTTGGATTCAATGCTTTGCTGGGGTTGAACATCTCGTCCGCATTTGTGAACTTGTCGCAGGTTCCGTTGGTGCTGTACCCCTACCTTGGCGGCGCATACACTTATGGTGAAGCGTCTAGCGCCATAGCTAACGCATACCGGGTGTTCACCGGCAGCGGGTTTGAGCGTAGGCAAGAAGTGCTGGGTACAGGCGGGAAAGAAAAAGACTTGCGTCGTGCAATGCCGTCGCTGGACAACTACGACTTTGATGCACCGGGTACTCCCGCCAAGTTGAAGAAGTACAAGACACTTGCACAGGTCGCCAAAGACCAAGGGCAGATGAGCAACTCGCAGACTTACGATGTGCTGGAAGCATCGGAGCGCACCACGCTGGGTAGTAAGGTCAACGCGGTAACAGGTTGGGCATTCCACCATGCGGAACGTATGAACCGCCAAGTCAGTTTGATTGCGGCGTACGACTTAGAGCTTGCGAAGCTCAAGAAGCAAGGTATCACCGGCCAGCAAGCTGAAGAGCAAGCTGCCAACCACGCCGTCTACATCGCTGAAATGACCCAAGGCGGTACGTCCGCTGCTTCTGCACCACGTATTGCCCAGAACGCGGTAGGCCGGGTGCTGTTCATGTTCAAACGGTACGGCGTGTCGATGCTCTACCTGCAGTTCAAGATGCTGCGGGAAGCTCTAAAGGGTGCTGACCCCAAGACTCGCAAAGCTGCGATGAGCCAGTTTGCCGGGTTGGTAGGCATGTCGGCACTGTTTGCCGGACTGCAAGGTATCCCGATGTTTGGTATTGCATCGATGGTCTACAACCTGTTTGCCGATGATGACGAAGACGATTTTGAAACGGCTACGCGCAAGCAGTTTGGTGAGTTCATGACTTACGGTCCGTTGAGCGGTCTGACCAACGTCGACTTCTCCAACCGTGTCAGCATGACCGACTTGCTAATCCGCGACATGCGGGAGGGTGATAAGCCGTCCTTCGTAACTGGCATATTAGAAGCGTTGGGTGGTCCGGTGGTGGGTGTAGCGTCCAAGATGGAGCGTGGCCTAAACCTGATGCGCGAGGGCAACATAACCCGGGGCATGGAGCAGATGCTGCCAACCGCTCTTGGCAACGCTTTGAAATCGGTACGGTTTGCTACCGATGGTGCGAACACCTTGCGTGGCGATCCAATTACCGGTGAAGTTAGTGCGTGGAACGTGGGCGCACAGTTCTTTGGTTTTTCACCTGCTGACTATCAGCGCCAGCTGGAGATCAACAACGTCAACAAAGGCATCGACAAGTACACCACTACTACAAAGACAAAGCTCTTACGTCAGTACTACGTGGCAGGTCGGGTTGGTGACTATGAAGCGCAAGATGAAATTAAAGGTGCCCTGCGCGATCTGTTCGATAAGCATCCCGCCTTGGGTAGCCTGAACAGTGCCATCAGCAGCTCGATGGAATCGCACAAGCGGTCGACCAAGCAGATGGTGAACGGTGTGCTGTACAGCACCAAGATGCGCGAAGAGTTGAAGGCTAACGCCGACGAAATGGATGACTGAGAAAAATACCCCGGCATTGCGCCGGGGTTAACTTCGTGGGAGAAGGTGACCGAAGGAGGAGGTCACAACGGCATCGTATCATAATGTGCGCCAGAAGCGCATGCCGTATTTCCCCGCTTCAATCCGCGTAAACCCGCGAAGAGCAAACCCCTTTTGTTTGGCAATGGTTGCTATTTCTTTGCGCAATTTCGCATGATTCAACGCCGGGATAAAAACGGAATGCCCAATCTGCATACCGTCCCATTCAACAACGATGGGCACTCCGTCCGGCACAACTGCATCAAGCTGAAACTTGGGCGAGATCCGTCGTAAGCGATTCGGGTTCGTCATTCATAAACTCCGTGCAGTCGATACACAGCACGTGGGCTGCTGGCAGGTTCATCCTAGTACCTCGGCTCATACGTTTCTTCTCGGTAGTAGCCTTGGTGCGACCTATCCGCAGTGAGTTGACCAGCGATGCGTAGTTGATCTGATGCTTGACGCACCATTCCTTAAACGGCTTGATCATCAAGAACATCTTCCGAATGTCGTACTCGTACCGCACAACTAGCGATACCCGTGGAGTACCGTCCGGAATTATCAGTGCCTCAGTATCACCAAGCGGGTTCCTGCCATCGTCTGTACTCTTGATCCGCAGGATGTTGTTGTAGTTCTCGGCCAAGTAGTTGTTGAGGATGGTCTCCGGTTCCAGATCAAGTGTGCCTATATCGAGCTTGGTAGCCTTGATGCTCTTGACTAGCCAATCAACAATCGGTGCAATCTGAAAGTCAATCAAGCCGATGCGCTTGGCAATGATCAACCCGGTGATGCCACAAGCTGCAGCTGCTGAGTAAAACCGATCTTCCGCCTTCAGACCAATCGCTGCATCAAGTTTTGCCTGTGTTGCTTTAAGCAGTGCTCTGACGCCCTCAATGTCGCTCATTACATACTGTAAAAAAGGAAGATACGCAGTACCGTACGTGCTACGCAGACGCAAACTTAGTTGATCGGTAACTGATTTGTCGGGCAGGTCTGCCTTGGTAACGTGGAACTCCAGCACCCGCGTCGCCTCGCCCTTGGGCATCGCCTTGTAAGCGGAGATGGTCTCCAGTATGGCTACGTTTCCAGAGGAGACACACAGCTGCTGCCATACCTCACCACGATAACGCTCGGTGTTGGCGCTCGGTCCCATCCGACCGCGCTGATGACCCCCCGTGTACTGATACACCATGTTGCTCAGTTCTTTAGGCGTAGCGTTGGTCAGCTCGTCCATAGGAAACACGATGTTCTTGTAAACCTCGGATCGGTTCATACGGCTGTTGAGTGTGTCGCGCTCCGTGGTCATCACGTCTTCCGGGTTACCCCAAATGCTAGCGCCGATCAGCAAAGCTACCGTCTTACCCAGTCCCGAGTCCTTGCTCCACAAGTGCACAATCACACCGTTGACCGCCGTCATCGCCATAAGCGGCGAGCCGAATCCACAGCCAAGGGCAAACTGATGCACCTCCATCTTTGGTTGGTTAAAGAAGTTGATCGTCTCTTTCCAGTCGTCCAACGTACCCCGTGACCGAAAGTAAGGAAACATTCTTATCGTAGCCGATGATGGTGGGTTCAGCTGCACCTCGTTAGCAGTGATCTCCTTGTCTCCCACGACAAAGGCGCTAAGCGAATCGTCAACCCAACCAAACTGCCTTCTTGCTACATCCGCTGAAATATTCATTTGTAGGTGGTTCACCCATGCTGTGATGTAGTACATCAATTCGTCCATCTTCACGACAGCTACGCCGCTTGCGGACATGTATTTTCTAAACTCATCCTTCGCCAACACTGCAGCCAGCGGAATCGTGAACTCCCGCACCCCGTCATGCGGCAGGTGCAGCCGGATCAGCACTGCCTCCCCCACCTCCGGGTCAACCATGCGGCGCACGACATACAGGTCATGGTGGTAGACCGGCACATCGATGTCCACGTCCTCGCCTCGGGTACGCTTGAACACACCACCGTTCTTGCCGCGAATGTAGGGCGGCGGGTACTTGGGGATGATGTAAGTCTGCACCGGGGCTTGTGGCAGATCGGCTGATGCCGCGACTACAATGTTGTCTTCTTCACTTGCTTCTTCAACCTCCCGCCCTAATGAAATCGGCGAGCGGATAACACCTTTGTTCGGGCAACCTTCGCACCCACCGGGACGCAGCTTCTCAAACGATTCGCAGGTGTACGGACCTTTGGTCTCAGATGCTTTCTTCTCGGTGTACGCAACGTCGTAATCGGGGTGCTGCTTGGAGATGGCGTGAATTGCTTTGATGCGGTCAACGCAGTAGTTGGCAACGGACAACCCTGCTCGCCATAACGGTTCTTCGATGTCTGCTTGGTTCTGTGCAATATGAGCTATCTGCTGACACCCGATACCCTTGGATGTCTTGATCAAAATGGTTTTGAACTTGCTAACGAAACTGCCAAGAAGCGACTTAGTTGCGTCATCCATTTCTCTTGGCGTGAAATCCTTCACCTTCCACGGCATCACACCAACCACATCCTTGAATGCTTCCAAGGTAACCGTGGTCAACTCGGTGCTGAGTATCTCCACAACGGCGGGTTCATCGCCCTTGTAGTTGAACGTACCGGGAACGCGCAGAATCCTAGCCACGTCAGCAGTGACCGCCGGATCAGCATGCAGCTCATGCTTTACGCACAAGTCCTTCAGCGACTGCGCCACAGGTAACCACTCGGCCTTGCCTATCTCTTGCGTGAGTGGCCAGTAGACGTGCACCCCCCTGCCAGAGTTGACTAGCACCGGGCGTGGTAAGCCCGTGGTCTTGCAGAACGCTTTTACCGCAGTGATACCCTCGACTTGATTCGCGTACGGCTTACCTACACCGCAGTCGATATCAAGCCAAAACGATTTGAGCAAACTTACGTTTGTCGCCCTGCGTGACTCACCATCAACAAATGTAGCCAGTGCGTAGTACGCATCAAATCCGTTACCTTGTAACTGCTGTGCTACCTCAGCAGCTGCATCCAGTGTTGGGTAAAACTTTTGTACTCGGTTCTCGGAGTCCTTCTTCAATCCAACGACACAGTAAAAGCCCTCCGCTGCCAGTACTGTTCGTAAAAAATCTAGTGTGTCCATTGTTAGCCCGTAGCCATGCTGTCAAGAAAGTAAAGCCCCCGCTTTTACACGGGGGCTTGTCGCAGGCGTAGCCGATTGGGTTCAGTCGTCCCACTCGCCTACTAGGTCAGCAAGTTTAGGCTCAGGTGCAGGCTTCTTGGAAGCAGCTTTTTTCGGCTCCTCGATTTCCGCGCCCTCATCCTCGTCCTCTACAGGTTCCGGCTTCTTAGCAGCCTTAGCAGGTTTAGCAACCACCTTCTCTTCCTCTTCTTCTGGAGCAAAGAGTGCCGCTTTCGGTGAGGGGATAACACCGTCTGTCTGTGCTACGTTCAAGCTAACCGCCGCAATTGCTTCCGGCGAATCACGCAGCTCGCACACTACCGCATACTCTTCGTCGGTCAGCGGACGGATAGCCTTGAACACAAGTTTCTCCTGCGTAGCTGACGTATCAAAGCGAACCTCGGTGATGATCTGGGTGATCGGTGTACGGTGCTCTCCCAAATGCTGCGCGTACTTTTGCAGCGGCATCTTGCCACGCTCGCCATCGCCAAAAATAGAAGTGGCGGGAGCGATCAGCTGGTACACCTCACGACGGTCAATCTCGCCATCGAGCAGCACAGCAATACGGCGTTGGTAGCGGCAAGCGCGACCCGTACCTGTACCGCTACCCTTGATGTTCTGTGGGCACGACATGCAATTAGCAGACTGCTTATCCAGTGCCTCTGCATCAGGCTTCTGCCCATCAGATGACCAGCACGACGGCTTGGTAACTTGGCCTTCCACGTACGATCCCGAATAGAAAATACGTGAGTTGAACGGAGCAACACGAACCACAGCCATATTCATGGCTCGCTCTTCGCTGACACGGTGCTCCTTACCACCGATCATTTCACGGAACACGCCACCCTTGATCGACAGACGGCGCATACCGACACTGGCTGGGCTGCCTGCAAGAGCTTTGGTATCGTCATCCATCTCACCGTTGGCGCTAGCAGGGAGTGGGGCTTTGAACAGAGCTACGTTTGACATATCGACTTCTCCTTAGATGTCCTGATCAGGACTAATTTTTTCTATGACTGCACCCGGAACGATGGCTTCGATGGTCTGAGCCGGAGCCGGTGATTCTTCGGTACGCTGTTTGAACGCCGCGTCCAACTCGGAGAACCTGAGCCGGTACAACCCGCCTACCTTGATGGCAGGTACGATCTTGCGGCGAATCCATGCACGTACGGTTGATATCGACACTTGGTAATGTGCCGCGACTTGTTCAATGGTGGAATAACCCTCCATTATTTTCTCCTTATTGTTACGGTGTACTCGTTTGACGAATTCAGCCCCGGGGGAATCAGTTCAGGATTATCAGCAACGAACTCCTTCATGTTCCCCTGATGCAGTCTCTTCTCCAGTAGGTACGGTGCTTCGTTCTCAAGCACGAACTTATGAAGACTTTCCCAGTCGGACGTTGAGTACACCGTTCGCACCGTGCGGTATGCCACACCGTTTGGGGTTCGGATGCTATCAACACCGTTGGTCTTACAATGGTCGAGCAAC